GTCGGCTTCGTGGGTCTGCACCTCAAAACCGTTGGCGAGCATTTCGTTCTCGACGTGCGCCGGTACGACGTACTGATTGCGCTTGTCGACCAGAATCTTCGGTGCCATCTCGGGTCCGAACAGGTTCTCGGTGCCGGATTCGAGGATCGGCGTCACGTCGAGCGTGCGGCCGTTGAGCAAGGCCGGCGGGATGCCCTTCAACACATTCATCCACGCGATCTGCTGCTGGGTCCTTTGCAGCCCCAACATGAACTCGGTGCCGGCCCAGCGGAAGAAGTAGCGCTCGCCCCATTGCGGGACGGGAATTTCCTCCAAGGCCGCCTTGTAGCCGATCTCGCCGCGGGTCTCGATCATGAGGCTCTTGGTGCGAAACTGCTGGTCGAACTCGAACAGCATCTCAAGGAGGGGGTTCAACATTTCCTCCTCGTAGCGCGAAGCGTGGTCGGTGATATTGACCTGCTGCTCCTGACTCATCGCCCCCATCATCTGATTATTCTTGCGTCCCGCCGGCATGCGCCCCATCATCATCTCGTTGACATCGAGAGATTCCCAAATCTGGCGCTTGATCAAGTCGCAGATGCCGGCGGCGTCCTTCCACAGTTGCGTTTGCGTGATCTGCTTCACCGAATTGGGGTCGATAGGCCACATCGCGGCCAAACCCATCGTCAGGTTCATCCACTGCGGGCACTTCATAGGGTCCACGGCCCAAATCGGCTGCAGGGAGTACATCGCCGAATCCATGCCCTGATTCCAGAAGTCGTTCAACTGCCACTGCAGGAACTTGACGGGCTCGACCACGCTCTGCCCGAAAAACGATCCCTGCATGCGCTCGACAGGCTTGGAGAGAATCGGGCGCTTGCCGGACCAAAGTGGATTCTTGATGATGCCGACGATATCGGTCTCGCCGGCAAAGTAGATGATGGCGTCGTCCTTGGTCTCGCCGCCCAGATCGAGGCGCGAGTAGACCTGATAGATGACCGCGTGCTTGTTGGTCCCTTCCGTCTTGATGCCGGCATCTCCCGTCGCCTTCTTCTGCGGGTTCTTGCGGTCGCGCCTCTGATCGGGCTGGCAGAATTCCTCGATGTCGGTATTGGGCGGCAGGATGAACACGCCCTCATCGACCATCTCGCGCACCTTCTCCGCGCTCATGCGCAGCTTGATCGAGACCGCTTTCGCCTTCTGCAAGTCGGTGCAGGTCGGCGGCACGACGGCCAAGTCCTCGGTGGCGAAGTCGATCACCTCGGGTCCTTCCTCGACAATAGTTTCCTCCTCGGTATCTTCCTCGGCCTCCGAGGTCGGGTCCTCGATTTCCAAGTCCTCCACACTCTCGCCCGCGATCTGCTGCAGCAGCGGATTGCGCTTGACCAACTTGGTGATGTTGTGAGTCGAGGAGGTCCAGTCGACCATCAGGTTCCACTGCCCGGTCACGTCGCCGGCAATCAGATCGGTACGGACAATGGATTTGAGACTCGTCTTGCGGATGTAGTGTTCGAGCAGCGAGAGCTGGGTGTAGGGGGTCTTGCCGTCGCTCGCGACCGCCTCGCAATGCTTATGGTTGGCGGGAAAGAGTTGCTTGAGCGAGCGTTTCGCGCGCGCGTTGATCGCGCCGCGGATGATCGGCTGGTAGCCCGAGGAGTTGCCGATGTATTGTTGGTTCGCATCGGGGATCGCATTGTAGATGTTGCGATACTCCTCGATGCGGTCGTACTGCTCGTCCTTATTGTCGTAGGCTTTTTGGACGAGCTTGTAGAGCTTGAGCGCCGCTTCGTAAGCGGGACTCTCGGGCTTTGACGCCCAATTCTCAATCGGATCGGCCTTGGAGTCGGCCGAAGCGGACGCTAGGTCCTTAGGCTTGCCCTCGCCCTTGGGCTTATATCCCCTTCCCTTCTTGGGCGCGTCGACGGCCACATCAGCGTCAAATAGTCACGCCCTTGAGGCGCTTGCTGCGGGCGTGGTGGGCGAGCCCGCCGGGCTGCTTGCCCCCGGTCATCCTGCCGGGCGTGTCGTCCTTCTCCGGCTTGAGCGGCTTCTTGTTGAACACCGCCGTGGGCTTGGTGAGCGGCTTGACCTTGCTCATTTTGCGCTTGGCCATGACGCTACTTCTTCCCGAGCCCCGGGCGCCCATACACCTTCTCGCGCATCGCCCCGCTCGCGCACTTGTCGGGCTGCACCGCGGTGCCTCCGTGGGTGCCGCCGGATTGCTTGCACTCGAAGAAGTCCTTCGGGGCCTGCGACGGGGATTTCTTGGTGATCGAGCGGGAGATGGCCATTGCGGTGGGCTCCGGTAGAGAAGTGAGTGCCCGCTAACAATAGGACGCGGGCGCGCAAAAGTCAAACGCGGGCGCGCGGATTCGAGCTCACATAGGCAACCCCGGAGGGTGAGTAGGCGACGTTCGCCCCCTTCGGGATGACGCTCGCGTCCTCGACCCGGTCCAGCGATAGCACGGCGCATTCAAGTGCTTCGGCGGCCATGCGGCTCAAGCCTGCCTCGGGTTCCTGCGCCTGCCGGCCGCCCTTCTCGGCGGCGTAGGCGTAGCCGGTGGAAAGCGCGTTCAGGGTCAGCGTGGCGTTACGGTCGACGGTCAGGAGGCGCGCGTTGCGCCAGACCGTGCGGATGCGCTCGGCAAGGCACCCGCGGGCGACGGCGGCGTGCTCTCCGCGGTAAGGGGTCAGGCGCTCGGTGCGCAAGGCGGGAACGAGTGCCACGCGCTGCCACTGATCGAAGGTGTCGGCGGGGACCCAGTGCTGCAGGGTGGCGCGGGGGAATGAGGCCCGGAGTTCAAAGGCGAGCGTCTTCACCGCGTCGGCAAGGGCGCCTGTGGCGCTGCCGTCCCAGGCCACGGCGAGGCGCCGGCCCTCGCGGATCACCGCGACAGCCACCACTTCCGCGGGACTGGCCTGCCAGCCGACCACCACCGCTTCACCGCTTCGCGGGCTCGGCGCTTCGCCAAGGTTCGCGCCACTGAAGTCTTCATAGATCGGGAATCCCGTGAACATTTTCAAAGCATACGCCAGGGCGTTCAACACGTCGCGGCTGCCGCTGGGGAAATTGATCCACTCCTGCACGAGCTCGGGGTGGGCGAGCTTGCCGCCCACGAGCACGATATCTTTGGCCGCGGCGAATGGCAGCAGGCCCATGATGAACTCGTCCTTGGACCTATCCTGCGGGGCGTTGAGGACTTGCAGGGGGAGCGGCGTGCCGAGTTGGAGCATTTTGAGGCGAATCGGCTGCAGCAGCCAGTCGTCGAGGCTGTTCTTCTCGATGCCTATCTTCGCCGGCCGGTGGTTCTTTTGGGTCGCGAACAGGTCGTCAACGAGTTCGTTGGGCTGCCAGTAATGCCCCGCGGACTCGTGAACAAGAATCTGGCTGCCAAGTCGGCTGACAACGACCTTGCCGGTGCGATCGGACTTCGCTTCGTCGATTGATCCGCGGCGGATTCTCTTTTCACGGCTGCTCCTCGACGGGTCGTAAATGGCAAAGCGCGGCATCCAGTGCCAGGGGGATACTTCGAGCGAGGTGAGCATCTCCTCCTTGAAGGGCTTGCCCTCGGGGCTCGACGCCTGTAGGAGGTAGGCCTGATTGAACGCGGAGGCCATGCCCGCGCGCTCGAACCGGCGCTTCTCCGACCTCACCCACGCCATCGGGTAGCGCTGCGGCCAGGTCGCCACCGCATTGTCATCCTCCGGGTCGCCGCGGCAGATGGGATAGCCGCGGTAGAGCCAGTCGGGGTTGCCCGCCAGGCGCGTGACCATGCAGTCCTCCGCGCGCCGGGTCTGGCTCAAGACGATCTTGCGCCGCTCCTTGTCCATCGCGGGAATGAGGTCATTGTGCAACTTCTGCATGCTCGCAAAGACCGCGGCCTTGTCGCGCACCCGCTCGGGATTCTCCACGTCATCCAGAAACGCGAAGTCCGGACGGTGGGTGCGATATTTGAACGACTGCAACTCCTGATCCCAGCCCCACGCCTGCAAGAGCGTGCCGGACTTGAACCAAATCTTGTTCTCCACCGGCCGCCTCGAGACCACCGGACCCCCGAACACCTCGTGCAGCGCCTCATTGGTCAGGCACTCATGCGCGATCGACCCCAGCCGCTCGCACGCCTTCTCATACGTTTCTCCCAGCAGCAGCCCGTAATGGAAGTTGCCGAAGCACCCGGCAAGGATCATGTGCTCCTCGGCCTTGGTCGTCTTCCCCGCCTCCCGGAACGCTTCAATCACCACGAACTCATCCGCCGCGCGCAGTAAGTCCATGATCTCGACGTGCATCGGCGCCTCCTGCTGCGGGTGCCGGTGCGCGAACAACAACACGCTCGCCAGCGCCCGGTCAGCACTGATGCGGCGCAGCAACTCCGGATCAGCCGCCATCGGGCTCGCCGTCTATCCATTCCGGATCGAACCTCCCCTCATCCCACACCGGACCCTCCTCCGGATCGGCCACCTCGCGCTCCATCTCATCGCGATCCACCCAGTCCGGCATGTGAATATCCGTCATAACGCAGACCCATTATTCACCAAAAGCCCCAGATTGAGCCATGCCTAGCACCGAAGCAAGCGGAGGCAGAGCAGAAAAGGACCGAAAGTGATGCCAGTTCCGGAGGAGCGTGAGCTCAAACTTGCACCCACCGTCCGTATCCCTGGTGGGTCCCGGAGTGCTGCCCCAGTCCCCACCCTGCTCCCACTTTTGCCAGATCCTATGCAGGTACGTCGCGTAAGGCACGTTATGTCAACACGGTGCGCATGGGTCATTCCCCACCGGGCTACCACCTGGGGCTCGGGTGGGCTAGGCAGGAACGGAGCGAGCGGAGCGGGAAAGGGAAGCGGCAACCCATGCTGTGCTATCCCGTGCTTCGCTCAGGCCATGCGCTGTCCGGTTCCGGATCGGCTCAGGCGTTGCGCTGCAGTAGCTCGGGCTAGGCTCATGCTGGGGATGCGCGCAGGCAGGATGACCGCCGAAGGCTCAGTTAGTCATCGCGCGAAAGGGCAAAAGAATTATCGCACCGATTTTGTGCCGATACTGAAATGCTGCGGTGCAATAGTTAGTGTGTACTCACTTGGAGAGCCGCGCCAGTATTGGATGTGCGCTAGGCGAACGTATCGGATTTCGCAATCTCGGGTTGATTTGAGGGGGATTGACAGGTTTTCATGCTGCACTGCACTTTCGCTCTAGCACTGGTGCGGCTTGGCGTGTAAGTTAGTGCTCACTTACATGGAGAATGGCTCTGTTCTTGGTTCTTCGCGGTGCTTGTTTTGATAGCGAACACTCGTGCGGTGTATGCCGGCTGGGCAGGACGTACTCTGGTCATTAGTGCCAATCGGTATTGGACAGGGGCGCACTCTGGTCGTACTCTACCCGTGTCGTCCAACCAAACGGGAGCCGATCATGTACGAAGCAACTGGTACGCAAGTGACATTCAGGCATCGTTGCGGCGATGTCCTGCCGGTAGCGACTTGCGCCTTTACCGGCGATGCCATCCGGATCGCAGCGAAGTTGAACCGGGCGCGGTATCTGAACGACGTGAAGCGCCAGTACACGGCGGCCGCGCGCATGATTGCCGATGCCGAATCCATCCCGCAGGTAACTTGGCACGACAACGCCTAGCCCGAGCCTGCATACCCCATGCTGCGGGCATGGGGCCTGCGCGCTCGCAGGGTCAACGGGAGAAGACAGCATGACAACCAAGGTCCGGGAAGTTAGCAACAGTGACGACGTAATCGACAGTCGGGACGTGATCGCGCGCATCGAGGAATTGCGCGACGAGATCGAAGCGGCCGAGATTCCCGACAACGAGATCGGCGGCCCGAACGATACGATGGCCGAGGAACGCGAGGAACTCGCTACCCTTGAAGCCCTCGCCGAGGAAGGCTCCGGTTCGGCCGACTGGGAACATGGCGAGACCCTAATCCGGGACACGTATTTCAAGTCGTATGCTCAGGAACTCGCCGAGGATTGCGGCATGATCCCCGACAACCTCGCGTGGCCGTGTACCTGTATCGACTGGGACCAAGCGACGCGCGAACTCAAGATGGACTACTCGTGCGTGGATTTTGGCGGCGTCGAGTACTGGATTCGGTCGTAATGACCCTCGCCATCCTCGCCGTCTGTGCGGTCATAGAGCTCGCTCTGTGGTTCGCCTGGCGGCATTCGCGCAACACAACGGGAGATTGACCATGCAATCGCTATGGAAAGACACGCTTTGGCGTACGAACTTTTCGGACTTGGAATACATGATGTTGGGCAAACCAGATTCGGCCGGCTGGGCAAAGTTTCAGTGTCTAAGCGCATTGGAGCGCATTAGGGAGTGGAACCTGCGCGACATGATCCCGCTTAACACCGAAGCGCGGGAAGCCATTACCCAGTCGGCCATTACCGGACGCTACTTTTCATGACCGGCCCCGAACTGCTCGCCCTGCGCCTGACCGCCGGCCTCACCCAATCCGCCGCGGCCGAAGCCTGAAACCATTAACGGGAGATTGAACCATGAAACCTACGCCTGACACGATCAAGAATGTCCATATTGATAATCTGGGCTGTAACAATTCCCGCGCCGCACTCAGTTGCGACTTTGACGGCGCGCGTTATCACGTTTGGTTTACCGTCAACGGTTCTACGTTCGACGCCGAAGACGTGCTGTATAAGAACTGCCCTCTCGATATGACTCCACGCGACCCCGGTTACTACCACGCGCGCAAACTGCGCACAAATTCAACATTCGGCGCATTGATGCTTGCCGCGATGCTCACGGTTGCGCACCGAGATGAGCTGTACGCCAAAGCACTAGCGGACAAAGAATCGGAACTGAAAGCGCAGGAGCGCGAACGCGATGAACTCGCCCGCGTCCATCGCGTCAAGGAGGCCGGTCCCGAGTTACTTGCTTCGCTGCGCGAAATGTTGCGGGTATCCGAAGCGTTCGACGACGGCGGCAACAGTGTATCCGCGGCGGCGAGGGTTAGCGCACGCGCCGCCATCGCCAAAGCAGAGGCCACGCCATGACCGGCACCGAGCTGCGTTTTCTGCGTCTGGCCAGTGGCCTGAGTCAATCGCGAGCCGCCGAGCAGTGTGGCGTCGCACTCCGGACGTTTCAACATTGGGAAGCCGGTACCCGCAACATCAGGGCCGCCCGGGCCCGGCTCGCCCTGCGCGTGCTCGTGCCCAAGCCTCCCTATCCCGAGACTCAGGCCGATCTATCGCGCCCAGAGCAGCAACGTGCGGCCGATACCATCAAGTCGTGAACGCAGCACCAACCGAACGGGAGCAATCATGATCAAGGCAAAGATTAGCGCAACACAGATCGAAAGCGCATGGGTTCGCAGTGCCTCGCCCTTGGTCGTCCAGATCAAGCACACGGACGGCTCTTGCGACAGTTACACGCCAACACAGATGATGTGTCAGTTGACCAAGCCTGCGCGCCTCAAAGTGCAGCAACTGATCGAGCCTCGGTCATGAGCGAGCTTCTTAAATCCCTCTACAGTTCCATCGCGGCGGCGGACAAGATTCCCGGAGGTGCCGATTGCGGCATGGAAGAACGATACATTTTTTTCATCGCCGGGATGCAATTCGCTGCCGCTCTGCTGCGCGAATATGAAGACAACTTTCACGCAGCAAACTTTATCGACCGAACGGTGCGCGACGTGGATAACGAAATCCTGCATGGAGCACGCTAAAATGACCAAAGACGAAGCGTGGCGCATCATCACCGAATGCCGTGGGTGGAACTGCGACCAGAAAAGCATCGGTCACGCCTTTGGCGGCACGCGAACATCGGCAGATGATGCCTTTGACGCCAAGCGGGCCGCTCTGGCCGAAGCATGGAAGACGGTCGGCAAACCAGAGTCAACCACGTCTTAGGCGTGCCATGCGTCGATTATGTGATCGCAACCCTATCAGCACACCTTCGAAGTAAGTCATGTTTTCTCCCGCAACTGCCGGATGAGGTCACGCACCTTGTCCGGCATCACCCCGCGCTCGCCCGCCCGCACGGGGGCCGGCGCGTGGCAGGCCGCGCTCGAGCCCGGGACGGCCGGCAGCTCGTCGGTCCAGCGCTCGCCCCTGATGAACGTGGCTCCCAAGGGTACATGCCGGCGCTCCCGGGCGAGGTAGTTGCTGCGCCACAGCACGACCCCGGCGAGGCAGGCTACGCGATCGGCCTCGGTCAACTGGTTCCACGCCTTGAGCGCGTCCTTGCGCGCTTCGTGGCGAACGTACAGGGTCCAGAACGCATCGAAGTCGACGGCTGGATCGTCATAGGACTGTTGTAACGGTACAACCTTCATGGATGCGCCCCGCCACAGTCGGAATGGCGCAGACCCTGCTCACCGCGCAGAAACTTCGGCTTCCGGCTGTACCAGTAGGAATCGGATACGGGAGACTCGCCGTAGCGGAATCCCTTGCCGCAGACCTGACATCGGTTGAGTGCCCAGCGGCGAAAGTGCTGCCACGGATGCACCTGCAAACTCCAGTGCCAGACATGCCAGCGCGGATGGCGATACCACGGCCGCGACTTGCGCAGTATCCAGCCATAGATGATGCCGGCGAAGTGCTCGATGCGCTCGGCCTTGGTTTCGTGCTCGTTGACGCCAAAGGTGTGCGTCAGGCTCGCATGCAGTGAATCGATCGGCTTCTCGGCGAACCATAGGATTTCCCACAGGTTGCGCTGCATGAAGCGGGCCGCGTTGTGACTCCCGCCGAGAGCTTCCAAGGCGGCAAGGAAGAACAGGTTGAGCACAATGCCATGCACCGAAAAGCGGGGCTTGCCATCGGGATAGAACAGACCCACCGGATACATGCGCCCCGACTCGCCGCTGACAAATACCCGGTCCCAATCCTCCGCGAACAGCCTGCGGATACGCTCCAACACCTTAGGGTCGCCGTGGCGCTCGCGCATGAACCAACCGCAGGAATCGTCGGAACCGTCGCGCTCGGGGTCGACGTGCCAGATGGTGATGAACGGGTGCCGATAGTGGCGCTCGAAGTCGTTGCGGGCGTTGCTTCGCGAGTAGGCTCGCCACGGATACGGAATGCGAAAGGCTTGCGTCATCGGATCGTGCATGGCTTACCTATTGATGGACTGTTGTAACGGTACAACATTCATGCGCCTCCCGTGTCTTTTGGCTCGCCATACGCGACCGCGGTAGCTCGCTTCTCACCTCGCCTACCTTCCATGCCGTGAATCACCTTGATGTAGCAGTCCGTCCCGGCCTTGCGTGCCAAGTCCATAAACTTCTCGGCCGACTCGCGCACCGTGTACCGGCGCGACAGGGGCTTGATCCTCTCGACTCCTGCCACGACTGACTTCGTTACGACCATGTATCCCAACTCCTCAATTGTCATGCGAACCCCCATAGGCAAGCCCTCACCAGGAAGGCCCCGCCGGTGACTGTTTTGTGCCGCACGCTGCTCTCGCTTATCGGGTCGCCCGAAATGAGGGGCGGGTACTCAGGCCATACGTGCTTAACCCGTTTCGTCGGGGCTGCCGCGTCATGCCGGCCCCGAATCCCCGGCTTGCCAGTTAGGGACGTTCGGATACGGCTCCGACAGGGCCAACCGTTTTCTTCCGCGCCGCCCGGTCGGGCGCTTTGCTCTCGTGCGGAGTACGGTCGGTCGCCGGTTCTATCGTGCCAATCACCTCCATAACAAAAACGCGGCGCCCCGGACGTAAGCCCGAAAGGCGCCGCGCTTCGATGTAGGCGATGTCTAGTGTTGGCTGTTCCCGCTTGGGAACTCCTCCACCTTCGACAAAACAGTAGTAGCCCATAAAAAACCCCGGTGTTTTGCGGGACTGGCCCTGGCTGGGCAAACACGACGCGGGACAATGGAACCGCATCCTGCTCGATCAGCCCCGCAAAAGACCGGGGTTGCCCCATTGTCTGCGCCGGACTGCCACATCCGACACTGCCCATCATAGGCCCCTCGCGCGCCGATAGCAAGTCGGACGATTACCGATCATTCCCCGGCCCCGGGCGCGGCGGCGGCGGGGACTGATCGAAGCACTCCACCCTTGATCCGCTCCCAACATTCATCGCAAAGACAGTTGCCAGGCCCGCCCATGCCGTCAATGCACTCACCGCATCCAACACAAAATATCAAGGCCGCCGTCACCACTGATCCGGGAGGACGTTCCTTACGTTTCAACACGTTATATCCGTTTGCCATCAGAATAACTCCATTGTCTGCCGGTCCTTGTTCGCCGACCGGTCTGGCGCGCGATCGCCATCAGAACCGCTCCCGCCACAGCCGCCCGATGGCCTGCTCTACCTCCGCGGCCGCGATGGCCATGCCCTCGCCGCTGACGTGGTAGATCGTGACCTTGCCCTCACCAATCGCCGTGATCCGATAGGCCCCGATCGTTATCCCCTGTCTGGACTCGACTCCGGAAACGCACGCCAAGGCCCCTACGCGGTCTGTCACGACGCGCACTTGGTCGCCCCGCCATTCTGCATGCCAAGCGGCCTGATCCGGCGTCAAGGCGCGTTTTGAGGGCGGCAGCGAACCGTCCTTGACCTCGAGCAGTGTGGTCCGGCCGCGATAGCCGACGAGCAAATCGGGCATGCCGTGTCCACATGCGGCCAGGGAATGCACCGTGCAGCCGATGGCGCGCAGGGCGGTCACGACCTCGGTCTGGTTTCCGTCGATCTTGGGCTTGAGCCTCACGCCAATACCCAACGCGAGTGTGTGAAATCGCTGCTCAGTAACTTTATCGCGTCCGCCTTGCGTAGAGCATTTGCTGCGCCGGCGTGTACCTTCACGGTCTGCGGCGTTCCGCCAAGGCGCATCCACCACCACCCAGCACCACGAATGCCTCGGCAATGCTCCAAATGCTGCTCGGGATGGGCCTGCATATACTCGCGCAAGGCATCTTTAGTCCGAATCACGCCCGCTCCCCGGCCGGCACCCGCGCCTGGGCGGGCTCGTCGTGGTCGGTCACGTCGCCGGGAAGGGGGCGAAGTTGCCAGTCCTTGGCTTGACTGTGCGGCCCCGATGAGCGGTAAAGCCGATCGACATCGCCTTGAATCGGACGCCCCAAGCTTTCTGTGTACCAATCCCATTCGTCAGGCCATTGCGACCGTGCAATGATCTTGACGATCAGTCCGAGATTTGCCGGATACCTGCTGCGCACCATGATGCAAAGATCGCCCAGTTTGCACCGCATCGCCGCCTCCGTTATTTGACCTGTTTCAACCTCGGCCCGAACCGTGTCGGGCGCACGCCCCGCGCGCGCTGCTCGGCCCTGACCATCGCTTGCACCACATTTCTGAGAAGCCTTGCTAGTCGCTGTCGCATAGATTGACAGGCTACGCTTGTCGGCGTAACGTTGTCAACCATGAATGCCGCCACGGTCGTAAAAAAGTTAGCCGCCATGTGCCGCGAGCGCACGCAGCGCGAAGTCGCCGCCGACCTCGGCATGTCCGAACAATACCTGTCCGACGTGCTGCGCGGCTATCGCAAGCCGGGGCCGCTCGTCCTGAAGGCGCTCGGACTCAAACGCGAACGGGTTTATCTGGCCGACGAACGGTAGTTGACCTGTTACGCGCAACCGCGTAACTTCCTAATCGTCGTACAACGCAACCAACAGGAGAATCAAGATGCAAACGATCAAACTGGCCGAGGCGCTGCTGCGCCGCAAGGAACTGGAAGCGAAGGTGGCCGTCCTCAAGCAGATTCAGGACAAGAACCTGTTCGAGGTCCGTGCGCAGCGCAAGAACGTCACCGAGAACATTGATGACATCGTGGCGATGGTGCCGAAGCTGACCGCCTCGCAGGTGACGGCCGAGTACGATTGGCACGCGCGTCAGTTGCGTCTGGTCGACGCCGCGATTCAACAGGCGAACTGGACGACCGAAGTGTCGGTGGCCGACACGGTGATGGCCGATTACGTCGCCCCGGCATTGCCGCAGGGAACTGGAACGCCGCTTGCCGTCACGGTGACGAAGGGCTAGAACGACGTGGGCATGATGGGCCGATTGGTGCGTATTGAGCAAGGGCCGCACGGAGCCCTAATCCGTAGACATTGGCCGATGTCGTTGCCGGGCGCGGACGTACCGCGCGCTTTCAGTGTTAGCTCATTGGGTAGAGCACATCCCTGCTAAGGATGGTGTAGCGGGTTCGAATCCCGTACACAAGACCGTGTATTGCCTTAACTCCGAATACGCGAATTCCGATGCGAGAACGCCCGATTGACCGACTGTGCGAACATCCGACGGCCGACTTAGAGAAGTCCGACTGACCACGCTCAAGGCCGATTGGCCCATCATGCCCATTTCTACAGGATCAACCATGGCCCTCTACTACGGCAGCACCGATCCCGACCACGCCCGGGCACAGGAACGCGAGGATATGGCGCGGCTCAATGCAGAGCTGCACAAGCGCCGCTTCGATACCCGCATCGTCACCGAGCCCACGGGCCTGCCCTCGGGCGGCTACTACGTGTCCTGCGACGGCGTGGCGCTGCATAGCAAGCAGGGGCACCGGCATCGCAGGATATTTCAGAGCGAGTACCGGGGCAGGAAGGCCGGGCGCGAGTACCTGCGCGAGCGGGAACGCGACGAGGAAGCGGCGAGACTGGCGCAGCGGAGGACGGTAGCATGAAGTCGTTCACGATCAGCGGACGTCCATCGCCCTATCAGTTTCGCCAGTGGCGCTCTGAACGTTACGCAGATTTCGATTCTGGCTTGGTTGTCGCGAATAAGCGCGTTGCCCGCTGCCGTCTTTGCGGCAAGCAACTGCCGAAAGGCGAAGGCATCGGCTACATCGAATTGATGAACGACGGCTACCGCATGAACGACAAATACGTCTGCGTTAGTTGTGAACAGGAAACCAAGCCATGATCGCTGCCCTCGCCAACCTGTCCCTGCTCGTCGGCCTCGTCGCCGCTTGCGCCGCGGTGACAATGATCCTGCGCCGGATCGAGTCGGCCAATCAGCGCAAGCGGAGGGGATGATGGACAAGGATGTGTGGTCGGACCTGGGCGACGCCTGCGTGGTGCTGATCTGCTGCCTGTCGATGCTCGCCATTGCGTGTGGGTGGTTGCAATGAGCTATACGTGGGGCACGCCGCGCAAGGCGAAGGCGCAGCAGAATTGCGAGGCGTGGTTCTATTATGATCACCGCGGAATTCAGGTCTACGTGAGAACGGTCCCCAATGGCCCGACAGTCGTTTGCGAGATCAGCAAGCGACAACTCAAGTCCTATCTTGCGCGAGCCGAGGCAAAGCCATGAGCCTTCACGACAGAACGTGGCGTTACATCCCCGCTGCGACCCACGCCACGTCCGAAGCCTTCCGCGACCGGCAGCGCGCCCGCCTCTGCGCGGCCCGCGAGGCACGGCGCAACCTTGCACTGACGAACGGCGAGCCTGCCCCGCCCCGGCAATCCGATCCCCGGCAGCAGCAGGCTCGCCCAGTAGTCTCAACGGAGGATTAAATGGCTCGCACGGTCAGAGTTCCTTTGCGATTGCCGCAAGAGGCGATGATGCTTTTGCAAAAGCTGGCGGAACAGAAAATACTCGGGGAGACGGTCGAGGAAGTCGCCATGCATATTTTGCGAGAGAGCATCTTCGAGCGTTTCACCATTGTTCGCGCCAAGTTGGATAAAGCCAAATGATCCCCCAAGACGAGTACAGTCCATGGCCAGAAGATGACGACTCGGCCGCGCTCGCCTATCTGGCCGAGGAACGCCAGGAGCGCAGCGTGGCGATCATCTACGACTGTGTCATGCGCGGTCTGAGCGAGGCCGACGCCCGCTGGCTGTGCTCTCAGTGCGGCGTGCAATGGTCCGACGTTTGTGGATTTGTGCAGCACGCACTGCGACGGGAAGCTACCGAGATGACATTTGAGTTGCCTTTTTGACCATGCACGACTACGCCAAAATGACGGACGAGCAGAAGGGCGCCTACGCCGATGGCTTGGCCGATGCGATCGAGGAATTGCAGCGGCTCTCACGCACCGAGCATGGCGAGTTCACGCGAGCGATCTTGCGGGTTGCCGCCGACAAGATCGACGCCTTCCGCAACACACACATCGAATGGGTGAACGTCTATGAAAACGAGCGATAGCATTCACGAACTCGCCGCAGCTCTCGTCAAGGCGCAGGCGGCGATCGGGGCCGTGCACAAGGACAAGACCGGGAAGATCGAGACCAAGTCCGGCAAGGGCTACGAGTACAACTATGCCGACTTGGCCTCGGTGATCGAGTGTGTCAAGAAGCCGCTCAACGATAATGGGCTGGCCGTCATCCAGTGCCCGGGAGCGGCAACACAGGGCGTCATCGTGACCACCATGCTGCTGCACACTTCCGGGCAGTGGATCAGCGAGGAAACCTTCATCCCGGTCGCAGCCCTCACCCCGCAGGCGTACGGCAGCGCTATCACCTACGGCAAGCGCTACGGCCTGCAAAGCATGGCACTGCTGCCGAGCGAGGACGACGACGGCAAGAAGGGGGGCGAGAAGGATGCCAATGCGGCGGCACCCGAGCGCCCGAACACGGCAACGCAGACGGCGAAGGATGCCTTCGAGGAAATGAGCGACGAGAGCAAGGATTGGCTGCGCTCGCACGCGGCAACGATCCAGCGCATGTTCCCCTTGGGCGACCTGTTGGGATACATCAACGAGCAGCGGTTCAACACTGAGGAAAAGCTGGCGTTGTGGAGCCTGCTGCCGAGCGACGTGCGCGCCGCCATCAAGCGCCAGCAGAGTGACGAAGCCGCGGCGCGCACCACCAAGGTCGTCAGCATGCTGCCGCCGCTCGCGACCGCCAAAGACCTAGCGAGCTAACCATGAGCTACGACAACACCAATCGCGGCGTGCTATTCAAGAACAACCGCAAGGAACGCGACAACCAACCGGATTACACCGGCAAGATCGACGTGGGCGGAACAGAGTACGAGCTGGCCGCTTGGATCAAGGAAGGGAAGGCCGGCAAGTTCATGTCGCTGTCGGTTAAGTCCAAGGACGACCGTCCAACCGCAGCGCCAGCGCCGGCACAGCGTCGCGCGGCACCGATCGACATCGACGACGACGTCCCATACTGATGATCCGCCGCTTCGTCCTGCGCGACAGTGCCATCCGCACCCGGGCGATGGAGGCGGTTGGCGAATGCGCTCTGGCCGACCCACCGTTGGAAGTGTTGATCCGGCCGTACAAGGCCACACGCACGTTGAACGAGAACGCGAAATACTGGTCGTTAGTAGCGCGCATCGCCGATCATACCGGCGATGATGCCGAATCGGTTCATCGCGATCTGCGGGCCAAGTTCCTGCCGCGCCAGATCGTGAATATCGAAGGCGCGGCATACGCCGTGTTGCAATCGACGGCCAATCTCAAGGTGGGCGAGTTTGCCGAGTACCTCGACCAGATCGAGGCGTTCTGCGCCCAAGAGGGCATCGCGACGATGGAGGCGGCGACGTGAGCATATTCCGCAGAGGTCCAGAGCAGGACGTGTGCGACGTATGTGGCGTGTACTTCCTGCCGGTGAAAACCGAGCGGCGCTGGCTGCACTTGTGCCAGCCCCATCGCAAGGAGCGCGAAGCCATCGATCGGCGCAAGGACTTGGTGCTTGCCTATGCCGAGCGCCATTGGGAGGAACTTGAGCCCGAAGCGATCAAGGAGGCCGACAAGAATAAGTCGAACATGCAGCAGGCTTTGGCCGGCTTGTACAACATGCAACAAGCAGGCGCTCCGCTGTCGAGCATGGGCAATGTTCTGTTCGGATGGCCCGGGGCTTGACGCCGATGCCGCCGCGCGCTGAGACGGACTGGCGCGAGAAGGAACAGGCATGACCACCGACACCAAGACCGACACGCTCGCGCGCCTGCGCGAACTGGCGATGAAAGCAATGCCCGGCCCGTGGCATCATCATCCAACGTTTGCTAAAGCCTGCGACCCGCAGACGATCCTGCGCCTGCTCGACGTGATCGCGGCGGCGGATAGGATGCACACAACGCGAGAATACGACGCCGCCCGCGCCGCACTGGACAAGCCATGATCGACTATGCCGAGTGGCAGACCGACCGCGACGTGCGCCGGCGCGCGATAGACGAGGCGCTGGCCGGCTCGCGCTGGCAGCGGGCGCGGGATTTGATCGGCGAGCAGGGGGATGCTGACGATCAGTTGCGGCGCTGGTTGGACCGGGCGATTGTCGCGGCGGCGCAGGCTGCGCTGAGGGGGTGAGGGATGGATGAACGCATCGAACAATTCATTGCCAACGCCACGCCTGACGAAATGGCCGAGGAAATCCGCTCGCTCGCGCGGCAGGTCGCGGAGAAGGAGGATTATGCGTTGCGTATGGATGCGCTTGCGGAAGAACGGCTATTGCGCGCCGAGCGCGCCGAGACCGCGCTTGCTCAGGTCAGAAATACCTTGGAATGGATGGACAGAAAGGCGGCCTCGGATTTGCGGTCCATGACCGAATCAGAAACGACCTTATCGCCCTCGCCGCGCAGTCCCCGCCGCCGAGCGCCGCCGCAGGGATGGATCAGGAAGATGCGCAGAGGGGCGGGGCGTGAAAGCGTTGATGCCTTGGATTTACATGCTAACGGTCGACCTTGCATCACTGGCCGCCGGGACCTACTTGGTCATCACCGAGCATTACGGATGGGCATGGATTCCGTTCGTCGCCCTATTTAGCACGTCATTCGCGGTCAAGTTGGACAAGCCGCAGGGCGATTCCTAACTCGGCACGTCCACGCTATACCCCGTGTCACACGCCAATCCTGCCGTGCAGGATGGGCTGCCATTGAACTTCTGGTTGCGCAGCACAATGAAAATCACTTCCCCGGGCTGCACGGTCACATAGCCCTGCCGCTGCACGCCAATAATGAAGGACAGGTTGATCCCCGTCCCCTGCGCCTGCGGGTGCTGGGCATCAATGGTGGACGGGTCCCGGGTGAGCCAGCCCCAGCGCCACAGGCTCGCCTGACCGTGTTCGAACGATTTGAACTGGCTCGACATCCCGACCCGGTTGGGCACGACGAAGCTGCCCACCGCCGTCATCTGGCTCGTATTGAGCCCGTTGGTGTCGCGCACCACGCCGTCCAGGGTGAGCGTCATGGGCACGCCGGGGATCGGCTGCGCCGGCGTACCACCGCCTCCGCTCGGGGGCGTGGTCCCTCCGCTCGAGGCCGGCGCGGCGGTGACGGTGATCGACTCCCCCGGTTGCAGGGTGATGGTGCTTACCGCCCATGCCGCGCTCGCGGCGAGGCAGAGCAACAGGGCTAGGCGTTTCATGGCTTCTCCTTGGGCGGATCAGGGGCAAGCGGCCCCGGCACGACCTCGCGCACAGTGTCTCGGGCGGCTGGCGGGGTAAAGTAGCCGGCCACAAAGGTCGCTACCCCGACGAACACGCCGGTGAGCAACGATGTGACTGCGATGGCAACATCCGTCGGCACTTCGATCTTGAACCACTGCTTGAGCACCCACGCAACAATCGTCGCCACCGCCGTTGCAGCAGTCGTAGAGGCAATGACCTTGCTGGTCGGGCGATCGCTGGATTGGCGTAGCGCGCTCATTGGCAGCGGGCTTTGTCAACCGTCGCCGCGGCCGTCACCCGCCCCGAGCTGTCCCGCTCGGTCCTGATGCAGTTGCCGTCGCTCGACATCGCGTAGGTCACTGCGGGCACGAACGGCGGCAGCGGGCTCGTCGCCGGTCCCACGGTGGGCGCTGGCACGACCGGGGGCGCAACCACCACCGGGGGCACCCGGGCCGGGCGCGGGATGGCGGGCACGACCTCTGAGGTGATCGTCGCCGCGCAGTCCGGGTTGACTGTGATCGTGCCCCCGGCATAGCGGGTTTCATCGAAGTTCACGGCCACCACGTGCGAGGTCCAGCCCGGGCCGAGTACGGTCCAGCATACGGCGGAACTGTTCTTGTCCTTGGCGTAGGCCGAGAGTTGGTCGGCCGACATGCCGGTAGGCGCCCCGAACATGGCGCAGCCGGAGGTGAGCAGCACCAGGCCGAGCGTGAAGGCGACGGCGACGTACAGTACGAGTCTCATTGTTCTGCTCCTAGCGCCTCGTTGATCCCTTCTTTCAGCACCGCCTCTGTGTACGGTTGCTGCCCGTTTTCGTGCCAGATCATCGCCCGCCCCAAGTGCAGTAGCACACCAGGGTCGCCAAGATCAAGATGCTCGTCGGCGTTCCACGTCGTCCTGCCGGTCACATCCTTGACGTAGGCCGCGACGTTGTTGCCATCAGAGGCCGGCGCCCAGTGGGTAATGATGCCGCGCACCGTGTCGATCCCCTTGCCCGCGTAGGACTGTAGATTCAGCATCGCTGCCCTGATCCCGTGCTGGGGCGTGTCAAAGATGGCGTACCCGCCCTCATCCTTGCCGGTGCAGCCGTGATACTTGGCCACACCGGCGTTGTAGCGCAGGTTGTACGGATTGCGGTTCCTGACTCCCCGCGGCAAGGCCATCCTAGCCCGCCGTCGTGGTGGTGCAGTTCACGTCGAACCAACCGATCGGCAGCGGTCCCATCAAGACGGTTCGCCGAAATTGATGACCGCCGTGGCCGCTTGGCCGCCGATGACTTCCACCGTGCCGAGACCGATGAGCTCGACCACGCCGGCACCAAGATCGGCGTCGGCGGTCACGCTGATCTGCGCCGTGCCGATGTCCACCGGGGTGACGACGGCGGTCAGGCCGGTCGCATCGGCAACGACGGTTGCCACGGCTTCGTTGTCGCTCGCCCATACCGGTGCACCGTCGACCTTGGCCGGCTTGCCCTTGGCGTCCACGAAAGAAACGGTTGCCACTACAGTCTTGTCGTCAGGCAGTTGCATGGTGAAATCTCCAAAGAAGGATACGCGGAGTGAGCCAACCTGAAGCCGCCACCGCGTAGCAAGCGACTTAGGGGGTTTGGGTCGGCACAGCAGCCGACAGAGCAACTCGCGCAGCAAGTCGTCGGTGTCCATCATCGTTTGCCGACGTGGATGGCGTTGAACATATCGAACACGCCGAACAGGAACAACAGCCAGAACACCACGGCGAGGATTACCAGAATGTTGATGATGCGTAGGATTTTCGCATCGACACTGAGGTAATCCGGGCCGAACTTGTTAAGCAGACCGAGGCCGATGCCGACCAAGAGCAGAATCAGTACGACTTGTCCGAGTCCCATGCTTGCCTCCTTCAAATGGCCATGTTGCGCTTGCACACGGCGATGAACATGCGGCTCGCCTCGGCGGGATTGGCCGCGAGCTTGGCCGCCTCCGTCGCCCGCTCGATCGCGAGCAGTGCCCGGGCGCGCTCGACCGCAACCTGCCCCGGCACGGTCGTCTGGAGCTTGGACGGGGCAGGTTTCTTCGCCATCAGCGTGCCGCCGGCTGCGTGGGTTGGCTCGGGACCATTGTCCCAGGCGCGGCCGGACTATAGGTTGGTTGCTGCGGCGCGCTCGGCGTTGTGTTGTTGCCGCGCCCGCCGAACACGAACAGCCCGATCAGGATGAGCGTGCTCGCGAGTCCTGCCGCTCCAAGAACCGCTGCCCATGTCGCGCTGATGCCCTGCCCCTTGCCCGAGGACTCGTAGCTCGACTTCTCCAGCGCCATCGTGCGCTGACCCAGCCCGTTGATCGCCCGCATTTCCATATCGTGCAGTTGCTCGTCGTGGTGAGCGTGGATGTCCATGATCTGCCGATTATGTTCGGCCCTCAAGAATGACAAGTCCTCGACTCTGCGTATGCGTTCGCGCTCCAAGGCGTCCGCTGCCGCACTCAAGTCGTCCACCCGCTTGTTCGCGGCCTGCGACAGCGCGATGACATTTGCCGTCGGGTCGATCACCGGCGGCCGACGACGCCTTCGTTTGGCCATGATGGATTAATCCACATTGCAGGCTACAAACTTTTGCTGGGCGAGTGGACATACGGAGCAGGGATGGAGTGAGTGGCGCCATGCGGTCATGTCGGATCAAGCGGGGCGCCGTAATACTTGCCCTTGGTCGTCCACGCGCGGATGCTCGGCACCCCGGCCCCGCCGAAGGGCGGCGCGTTCGGCTGCAGATCGTAGTCGTTGTAATTGATGAACACCGTGCCGAAGTTGGTCATCCCGTCGTACTCGACCACCACGCCCCCGTTGGCGCACGCATTGATGAAACAGTGACCGCCCTCGGTCATGTCGTCGCCGACGTGCGCCAACCAGATGCCCGGGCCGGTTTCCTGCGCGCTCCTGAACGACCAGAAGTTGTTCCACTGGTGATTGTCGCCGCCGTCGACGTGCAGGCCGCAGCCGTTGGCGTGCTGAATCTTGATGCCGTCGAAGATGCCCTTCGCCACCCCGGAGGGTCCCGTGATCGGCCCCGGCGTGTGCATCCAGATGCCGTCGGCGCTGTCCGTTCCCCCGCCCCGGACGATGATGTCGATGTTGCGCCACTGGAAGCCGAAGGACGGGTTGGGCTGCGTATTCGTGTTGGTGAGTTCGAGTCCGCAGCGCGTGCCGGAAGCCAAGTAGAGCGATTCCATCACGTAGTTGCTGGCGTCGATCACCTTGAGACAGGTCGATGCCGTGGCCCGCCCGTTGAGCGCGATCCGGCTCAACCCGCCCCCGCACATGGGGAAACTCCCATCGGTGCGGCCCCAGTGCAGCATTGTCACGTTGCCGCCGTACCAGGCGAACTCGGTATTGCTCGGGGTCATCCACGACAAGCCCTGCCCCGCGCCGACGATGCTGATCGGGTACGGGCAGAAGATTTGATGGTCGAGCCGGTAGGTTCCCGCCGGCGCGTAGAGAATGCCCATCGGCGAGGAGCCGCGGTTGTTGCCGACGTAGTTGATGGCACTTTGCACCGCTCCCGACACGTCGACCTGCTGCGCGCGGTTCGCCACATCCGCCCGCTGCTGCGGCGAGAGCCAGTCGTAGATCGTGGGGATGGTCATGAGGACACCGACAGGGTGACGAGCGGTTCCGAATTCTCCTGCGCTCGGAACACCGGTCGAAAGGTGGCAATCAGGAGCTCGTCGCCCGAGGTGATCGACAATTCCGGAATCTTGCACGCCTCGCACACCGTCTGCAGATGGCGCAGCGCGATGTAGAGCAGGTCCGGATCGAGCAGCACCGCGAACTTGGCCTTCGACTCAGGCATGAGCACGACCAGGTCCATCACTCCCCTCCCTCGATCACGCGCGGGTCGCTCGACTCGAACTCGATGGTGCGCTCGCGGATACTGCGGATACGCGGGGCTACCTTGTGATACTCCTCATTGAGCACCCGCAGCGTGCCCTCGATCTCGTTGCCCACGGTCTTCTCTCCCGTTTCGGCGTACAGGCGCACCGCCGCCGAGAGTTTGACCTGATTGTTCATGGAATTCTCGTCGATGGGCATCATGGCCAGCGCGTGCAGCGCGGTGAGCGCATCGGAGCGGTAGAGCACCACCCGGCGCTTGATGTCCTCCTCGATCTGCGCGAGCGTCATCCGGCGATACTCGTCGGGGATCGCCTTGGGAAACTTGGCAAGTTCCCGCATGTAGCGCGGGAGGAAGCGCGTCTGCTGCAGGGCGTCGTCGAGCATGACGAGCGACATCCCGAGCGCGCGGGCGGTCGCCGGCAGGTCCCAGCCGGTCGCCTTCAACGCCTTGCGAATCGGAGCCGGCAGATGCTTTTCCATGATCGGTCCTGATCCTCCGGGGTCATGCGGTCGTTCCGGCACAGGCTTGGGCTGCGTCCAGACTTGGGTCATCGCCCAGCGTTCCAAAGCCTTGTCGGTAGCGTTGCTCATACGAAGCGAAAGTGCTTGGCGAAGCCGTGCTTCTGGATCGCGGGCAGGCCCTTGATGAGCCGCCCCACCCCGATGTCGGTGCGGTAGAACGGATTGTTGGGCATGCGCACCTTCTTGACCGCAGCATACGCGCTCTTGCGCGCTCCGGTGATGGTCTCGCCGGTCCCGCACACGACGGCCACGTAGTCGCCCGCGGTGACGTAGCAGGGCATCCGGACCACCGCCCCGTCGACCTGCACCGGCACGTCCTCGGCAAGCATGATTTCAGACAGATGCACGTGCTCGCGGTCCCCGCAGCCGTAGACCGGGATGCCCGAGACTTCCTTGTTGGTGAGATGCGAATAGGGGAAGTCGGGAATGGCGAGCACCACCGACACGCAGCACACGTTTTCCTTCGCCTGCAGCGTGTCCTGCCCGTTCAAGAGGTCGACCATCCACTGCGCCGGGTCGCCCTCGGTCGAGGCGATGTGGTTGTGGAACCCGGGCCAGAACGGGCGCATCGTGAACTCGAATGGATAAAATTCCCCGCGATAGTCGATCATGCCAGAGATGTCGATGAAGCCGACGTACTCAAGCGCCTTCAACTGCTTGGTCATCGGCTTGAGCGCAATGTCGGCCAGCTTCGACTCGCGCGTGTACATGGAGAGGGTGCCCATCTCGCCCGTGTTCGGCCCAAGGTCTCCCGCCATCAACTTCTTGTACTCCATATTTTCGTACCACCATTGCGACCACCCGTGCGGCCCGAACAAGCCCCCCACCGCCATCTCCACGCCGCGCACCTTCTGCTGCAGGATGAAGCCGTGCTGCTTCGCGTCCGAGCGGTACTTCGGGTTCTTCTTCCACCTGTCGGTCAGCATATGGATCAGGCTTGCCGCGTCGTCGGCAACATACGAGAGAGCCTTGTCGCAGTCGCCCGAGGGCTTCGACACGAGGTAGTCGGGATGCTTCTCGACGAACTTGGCCGCCGCATCGTAGTCGTCGAACTCGACCGAGGGGATGGTCTTGAGCCCGGCCGCCTTCATCGCCGCCTGCCCCTTGGCGCGGTCGAGCTCGAGCTCCGCTGCGGCTGGCGAGGGGCCGAAGATGGGGTAGCCCTGCTTGCGGTACGGCTCGAGCATCTCGGTGTAGTAGGCGTTGTCGGGGAGCCAGATCAGATCAGCCCAAGCAAGATAGCGCGAGCGCAGGAGGTCGTAGTCGGTGAGCTTGGGCACGATGCCCTTGCCCGCGAGCCGGCGCGATCCGTCCTTGCGCGGCTGGTCGTACCAAAGACAGTCATGGCCAGCGTCTTGGCAGCGCATCAGGAAATCTAGAGCGTTGCTGCCGATGTCGAGACACAAAATTCTCACGGCGGCGGCGCGATCTGATTGGCCTCGCTCGATACCGCCATGCCGCCGAGCGGTCCCGCCATCTGCATGCCGGGCATCGCCCGCGATCCGGTGTTGAGCATGCGCGCGACGAGCGACTTGAACAGCTCGCTTCGATCGGCCATCCACACCGCGATGTGCTTCGGGTTCATCGACAGGATGCCTAGCCCGATCGGGTTCTTGTTGGCCGAGATCAGTACCCGTCGCTCGACCATCGGCAGGGCTTGCAACAGACGCGACTCCTCGGCGTTCAACGTCCGCACCTCGGGCACCGCCTTGGCGATCTCCTCTTTCAACCCCCGCGCGAGCGCCTTCTGCGCTTCGCTCTCGGCACTGCTTAGTTCCCCGTACTTTCCCTGCAACTGCTTGTAGGTGCCAGACTTCAATTCCTGCGCGGTCTTGATCGGGATGTCCTTGCCGGTCAGCAGCGGGTGGTTGAGGAAGTTGTTCCAACTCTTGTTGATCGTGGCTAGGTCGGCGTGCGGGTCGACCTGCTTCTCGAACTTGGCAAGCGTGTCGTAGAGCCGCGTCGCCACCGCCTGCTTGTCGATCACGGCGGGCGAGTTGGCGATGAGTTGCCCGATGCGCGAGTTCAGGTCCCCGATCTCGGTGCGAATCTTCTCCAAGCCGCCCGGGGTGACATTGATGCCCTTTTCGAGCAACAAGTCGATGCCGGGATCGACCTGCTTGGCGAACTTCTCCGCAGGCTTCAAGGCGCTGTGCATCAGCCGTTCGGCCCCGCCGCGCAACGCTTCCGATCCCGCCTTGGTCGCTGCGGGCGCCTTGGCCCCGAGGAACATCGGCGCCTGCGTGACGGCCTCCTCCACGCCCGAGCCGATCGCGCTGCGCAGTGGTCCCGAGGTGCCAGGGGGCGCGACAAGTTCGCCCGCCTGCTTGCCGCCCCAGCCGATCAGTTGCCCGAGGAGCGCGAGCGGGTTGTTCTGTGTGGTGAACTTGCCGGCCGCCGTCTTGGGCTCGTAGGTCAATGCCCGCTGCACGTCCTGCTTGACCGTGAGCGGGTCGCGCTCCTCGATGCCCGGCACCCCGGCGCGGCGCATGCCCTCCATGCCAAGGCGCGTGAGCCCAGCGACATCCGATACGGGCTTGGCAAGCATGCCCGTGCCCATCGACAGCAAGGGCTCGATCAGGCCGCCCGCGACGTTGGCGGCGATGCCGTGGCCTTGTTCCTTCGGCTTGTCAGGCGCAGCGGTCGGCTTGGCCTTCTCCCATTCGGCGCTCAGATCAGGCTTGGCAGATGCCCAATCGCTCTCAAGGCTCACTTCACTTCCTCAATCGTGCCGTCAGCCTTCTTGCCCAACTTCTTCCCGTCGGCAGTCGTGCGAGTCTCGACGTATTTGCTCTTGCCCGCGGCAGGAGCAGCACCCCCGCCGGTCCCGGCCCCGCTCGGGAACATTTCCTTGAGCGTGCCCTGCAACTGCTGCTGCTGCGCTTCCATCGTGCCGATACGACGGTCGCCGTCGTTGATGAGCCGGTCGATGACGCGGTTGGTCGCGTTCAGAGGCATGGTGCCGTTGATGACCGACTCGATCTCTTGGCGAGCGGTGTCCGTCATCTGACCGACAAGGCGCGGGTTGGTGATAACCCGGGTCGCCTCGTTCTTCACGATTTCCATTTGTGCCAGGTACTCGGCCACATCCGGGCTGTCGGCCGCATTGGTGCGCAGCCAGTTCAGCGGCCGGTTGGCGAGTTGGGCGCTCGTAGCAATCGCCTTGGTCGCAAGCGTCTTGGCGATCTCCGCGTTCTGATGCAGCATCGTCACGTAGGGCTTGAGGTTGGCGATGTCCTTGGTGTTCTGCGTCAGTGCCGCCTGCGTCGATACCCGGATCGCCTTGTTGGTGCCGATGTCGGCTGCACTCAAGCCCAATTCCTGCGCCCGCTCGGGTACACGCTCGTCGACCGCCTTGATCAAGTCCGAGCCGCCCTTGGTGCGCGAAAGACCGACCCGCCAAGTGTTGTCGCCCGCGAGTTGCATGGTCGCGTACCAGTCGACCGTCGCCTGCTTGCGCGGGTCCATCTTGTCGAACTCGGTCCCGAACCCGCCTTGGCTCGCAGCATCGGCCGCAGCCTTCGGTGCCCACTTCGGCCCTTCGGCGACCGGCATCCAACCCTTGTCCGCTTGCTTCGGGTCGAATTGCAGCGCAACGTTCTTGTCTCCCACTTGGATGTTCTTCATCTGCGGCGCTGCGCGGTCCTGCTCGATCTGCAGGCGCTTCTCGCGCGCGGCGTTGGTCGCAGCCTTCTTCACCTCGGCATCGTCGCGATACTTCTGCAACGCGATCTTGTTCTGCTTGTCCATCTGCTCGGCGAGATGGTCGAGCAACTGCCCCTTCACGTTGTCGGGCACGTTGATCTTGTCGACGATCTTCAACGCGGACTCCATCGTCTGCAGCTTGGGCGGCAGGATCGGACCCTCGCCCTGCGGCAGTTGCGGCGGGGCACCGATACCGCCCCCCGCGGCCCCAGGCATGGAGCCGCCAATGGGGGGTGCAAACTGCCCGCCCGCAATCGGGGTGAAGCCCTGCGGCACGGGAGGCGGGCTAGGCGCGGCGGGGGGCGCAGAGCTCGGCGCTCCCGCCCCCCCTCCGGGCGCCATCCCCCCAGCGAGCAGGGATTGCATCAGTTGCGGCGTGCCGCCACCCATCCCCGGCGGCTGTCCCGGGGGCGGTCCTGCCGTGGGCTGCTGCATCGGGACCGAGGGTTGCCCCGGCGCCATCGGTTGCGGCGGCGGGGGCTGCATCTGCATGCCGCGAGCCGCCTCGACCTTGGCCGCGTCGAGCATCTTGGCCTGTGCCTGCGTCTGCTCGAACTGCTGCTGGCGCCACTGCTGCGCGGCGATGGCCGCGAGCATGTCCTGAATGCCCGCCTTCTCGTAGTCCCGGCGCTGTGCGGCGTTGACCGCGCTCGTATAGCCGCTCTCGTAATTAGCCATATGATCTACGTCCCGTAACCGCCGGTAGCGTAGGGGTCGGTCTGGTAGCCATCATTGCCCCCCGACGGCGGCGCGCGGAACAAGTTCGCGAGTTGACCCAAGCCCGTGGTCAGACTGTTGATCCCCGTTTGCTGCTGTCCGAATCCGATGTTGCTCGCGTTCTGGCCCATGCCCATGTACTGATTGCCTGCTCCCATTCCCGCGATCAACTGCTGCAGCAACGGGTTCTGCGCGCCGCTATACATGTTAGCCGCCGTCATCGGGAAACTCGCGCCCGCTTGCAGGAATTGCGGCGAGAGAGCGCCCATATTGATCGACCCGGCCAAGTTCTGTCCTACCTGCTGACCCTGCCGACCGGCCTCGCCGTAGGCTCCGGTCATACCCTGCAAGCCCGTGGCCTGTCGCCCGAGTTGCGCGTTCTGCCAGTTCATCAGGAAATCGCGCACGTCCTGATTCTCGATGCCGGCGGCTTCCCCGCTCATGCCGATGCCGCGCGCCGAGGTGCCCGCGCGCGAGGCGTCCGTCACCTGTTGCTGCATCCGGTCGCGCAGCGCGTTCTGCGGGTCGAGGGCGGTCTGCCAGAGTTGGTTGCCCGCCCCCATGAGCCCCTGCTGCGCGTTCTGGTTGGTGTAAGCCTGTTCGTTCAACCGCTGCCCGAAGCCGCCGGCGATCTCGCCGAGGTTTCCGTACAACTGATTCATCGGCAACCCGAGCATCTGCTGGAAGGCTTGGGCGAGCACCGGATTGATCGCCCCAGCCTGCTGGCCTTGGCTCTGCATGTACTGCTGCAGCATTTGCTGGAACGCGGTATCGGCCTCGCCCTGATGCTCAGGCTGATAGACCCCGGTCGCCCCACCCGTAACCCCGCCGCCCCCGCCATGATGGCCGAAGATATTGGACAGTCCCGAGCCGATACCGACCACCGAACCAATCGCGCCTAGTGTTCCCGCCATCACAGCACCATCGTGTAGATGCGTTCAATCGGCTTGAACCCCAACCGATCCATGATCGGCCCAAGGTCCAAGGACAATTTCGTGCTCATGTAAATCTTCTGCACTCCACGCGCCTTCACGCTGTCGCGGAAGAACTTGAGCATCTTGTAGCCCGCCATGCCGCGCCGGTAGTCCTTCTTCAAGAAGAACACGTCGGTGAAGCAGGTAATGCTTGAGCGATAGTGCAGGTGCGGATGAATCATCGACAGGTGATAACCGACCAGTTTCCCCTCACCGTCGCGCGCCGTCACCAGATGCAGCACGTTGGTGCGCGCGAGCAGATCGTAGGTCGCATAGTCGGGCTCCAACTGGATCGCATCCTTGTCCAGAGCAATCTCGGCCCAGTGCTCGGGATAGAGCTCGCGCATCTCGGCAATCGCGTCGAGATACGGCTCGACCACGTAGGTCAGCGCCGGCAGCGCGTCGCCGTAGAAGTCGGTCTCGACGATGGCGAGCGCGGGCATCAGCAGGTGTAGAACATGGAGCCGGCGAACTTGCTCGTGTTGCTGCACTCGGCATCGGTGATCGCGGCCGATGCGCTCCCGCTCACGATGTCGAGAATGCCCATCGTGGTCGCGCCCAGGTTGTAGAACACGAGCGGATAGCCGGTAAAGGTCACGTTCTCCACAAACGCCGGGCCGCCGTTGTTGCCGCCCCAGCTCGAGTTGATCGTGTACGGCAGGCCGTTGACCAGTAGCGTCCCGGTCGAGGAACCCTTGGCCGTCAACTGCACGAAGAAGGCGAAGAACACGATGCGGCCCAGCTTGAACGCCTTGCCGGTCTGGGTGGCGTAGGTCAGCCCCGAGGCCGCCCCGCCGAAGGTGATGGTCGGGGTCCAACTGACGATGTTCGAGCCCTGCGCGGAGTTCAAGAGGTTGTAGCGCGAGCCGTTGTCCTCGATGTCGTACACGCCGCCGGTCAGGATTTCGTTGCCGGTGAGCGCGGAGCCGTCAGCGTAGGTCAGCGCCCGGGTGGCAAGGCCCGAGGTCGCTACCGTCACCGAGGTGGTGTTGGGTGCCGCCGCGACGAAACTGAACCGCTGCCCCGCGAGGTACGAACTGATCGCTGGGTTGGGCGTGAGCGTGATGGCGTTGGCCGTGCCCCCGGCGGTGCCGCAGAAGGTGGGGATCGACAGCGCGTTGGTGATCGCCCCGGCATTGGCGTTGACCTGGCTCACGATCCAGTCGAAGTTCGCCATGACCGGCACGGCGTCGATCACGGTGCCGTCGACGATGTTGTTCGGCAGCGGGCCGATGATCGCGCCCAGGGTGAGGTACTGCCGGATCAGGTGGTGCATGGGGCGGGCTCCGCAAATTGGCCGAGGGTCATATAACCCGTGCGTTGGTAACGGGCGTAGAAGGTGCCGATCGAGACCTGTGCGCTCGCTTGGGCGGTCACTTGCAGTTGCATCTTTTCGAACACGAGCGGGGCGGGCCACGGCACGGGATAGGTATGGGGTATATTCTGCGCCCCTTCGCCCCAAAGCGCACCCGAACCGGCCGCCGCTGTCCAGAACCGGCAGGCATCGCCCCATAGCGCACCGCTGCCGCCGTCACTCACGTTGCCCCATAGCGTGACCGGAGCGCCCCACAGCAGGCCCGATCCGACCGGCGTCGGACCCCACAGGTTGCCGGTCTCGCCGACCACGGTCATGGTCGCGGTCTCGAGCGTGTTGCCCTGCTCGTCCTGCGCGGTCAACGTATAGGTGATGTCCCCGCCCGAGGCGGCGAGTTCGATCTGGCTCTCGGCAACCTGCTTCATGCTCATCGGGTCGGCTTTGGGAAAGGTCGAGGAGAGCAGTGTCGCAAAGGTGGCGGTACCCAAGTCGCTCGCCACGAAGGCCGGGTTGTGCTGCGTCCACGACTGCACCAGTTGCCCGGGAACGAACGCGGAGGAAAGCACGAAGTAGCCGCCAAGGGCCGAGGCGCAATCGTACTGGAAGGTGTGGGGGCCGTTCCAGCGCCGACGGTGCTCGTCGAACCAGTAATCGTTCGTGCTCTGTCGGCCGCGGATGATGGTCGAGCCGCACACCCGGTACACGGTCGAGTTGTAGGCCGCGGCCCAGCGCGTCGGGTTGACCGCGTTCTCGAACGGCGCCTGCACGTCGGGCTCCAATTCCTGCAGGCTGTGCGTGAGCGGCCGCAGCGTACCGAGGAGGTCGATGAAGTAGGGGCCACCACTGCTGCCAAAGTACAGGCCGTACGGCGATTGCGCGACCGAGCGCGGCGCGTTGGTGCCGATGGTCAGGCTCACATAGTTGAGCGACAGGTTGAAGGTGGTGGTGTCGCCTGTCACCTGCCAGACCTGTGTCGACTTGAACACGGTCAACGACTGGATCACGCCCGAGGACGTGGTCTGCAGCGGCAGGCCGGACAGAGCGTTGATCGGCCCGCTATCGCCGATGACGAGGAACTGGGTCGCGTTGGTGACAGTGAGCGGGTTAGTCAGGACATCGGTGTACCAGAGCTGATTGCCGGCGGTGGCGAAATAGGCGCGATTGTTGAAGTTCGCTACCGCCACCGGCACCGCGGGCAGTGCGTTGGTAACGGTGTTGGCCGCGGTCCATGCCGGGGCGGCCGGGTTGGTGATGTCAATCACGCCGAAGAAGTTGACCCCGCTCCCGGAAAACCCGGGATGGGTGATCACGATCATGGTGCCGATGTTGGCCAGTGTCGGTGGCGTCCACGTCCCCGCGGTCGACGGGCTCGCCGGGACGTTGCCCGAGTTGACCCCGGAGATCGGCACGAACGCTCCCGTGGCGGTCTCGAAACAGAACGGCTGATCGAACCCGGGCGTCAAGTTGGTCGCGATCATGCCGTAGACGCGCGAACCGACCGCCGCTTGGATCGAGATGAAGCCGGGCGAGGCGAAGCCGTGCAGGGCGAAGTCGACCAGCGTAGTGACGCCGGGACGCGACAGGACCAGTTCGGGGTTGGACTGGTCGAAGATCAGATTGACGAGTTTCTGGCAGGCCCCGGGGAACTTGTCCGTACTATCGAATGCGTCCACCAACCCTTTGGGGCTGAAACGCATAGGGAAACTCTTGTTGATCGCCATTTCGGTCTACAATGAGCAAGGCCGATGACGCGCCAGCGCCACCGGCCTCTGACCAATCACCAACTCGGGAAGGAGTTCGGCAATGGCTATCAGGCATTTTACACGAGCAAGATTTGAAGCGAAGATCGCTCGCATCCCGGAGGCGGGCTGCTGGATTTGGGAAGTCGGCCGCCTCGACCGCGACGGATACGGATACCAAGGACACGAGCGAGCGCATCGTGTCGCGTGGGAGTTGTTCTTCGGACCTATCCCGGAAGGAAGGTACGTCTTGCACCATTGCGACGTGCGCTGTTGCGTGAACCCATCACATCTATTCTTGGGCCACGCAAAGGAGAACGCGCACGATGCCGCGAGCAAAGGTCGGCATGCGTTCGGAGAAAGGCACGGTATGTCGAAACTCACGGAGAGTCAGGTGAAAGAGATATTGGCGCTTCGGCATTCCGGAGTCAGAGGTCGAGCAGTCGCAAAGATGTTCGGCGTTACGCCTACCACTATTTCCGACATCTTTTGCGGCAGGAATTGGTCGTTCATCAAAAGACCCTACTAGGAGAACGGATAACTTTTCACGGGTTTGGCTCCCCTGTTGGTTCTGAATTTTCGCGGGTCAAGTCTGATGTAATGCACGGCCTGCTGTTCGTCGCCTTCCATGATGAGCCACGGCATCAGCATCTTGTCGGCCTGCGCCATATAGGCGTCGTGCCGGTCGTCGCCGGTAACGCCCATCATCCGGCCGGCCGTGGCCTGTACCAGATAGTCGGTGAAGGCGAACCACGGCGTCGCAGTCGAGGTCTGCGGGTTCAGGATCGACGCCTGCTTCTTCATGTAGCGATGGGTGAGGTTGATCACGCCGCTCGTCTGCGGGTAGATGAAAATCCCGCCCGCCGAGGTCAGCACGCCATTGGAGTCAAATGTCTGCGCGTCGGCCGACAGGTCGCTCGCGAACTCGTAGGGATAGTTGGACACCGAGGGCGACTTGAACTCGGCATCGAACTGCTCCATCGTGATCGGGTCGAGGAAGATGGTGATACCGCTCGACGTGCCGCCCCCACTCGCGGGCATCGGGTAGAACAGGTCGTAGGTGCGCAGGTAGTCCGCTTCGAGTTGGAACGGACCGTAGGCCCCGGGCGTTACCTGAATGATCTGCGTAACACGGTTCACCTGCAAATTCTTGTTCAACACCAAATCTTCGAGGACGAGATTGAGCATCTGCCCGGCAATGGCGACCATGCCGGTTCCTCCCTTCGCGATACGGGAGGCGAGCAGGCAAATCTCGCTCGCCTGCATGCTCAGGCGGCTCCGTTCAACCGCTTCTTGGCATCGGCGATGTTCTTGCGCGCCTCTACGATCGCTCGCTTCTGGAACTCGACCGATACGTCGTATTTGTCGAGTTGATCGAGTTCCTGACTCGACAGCTTCTTCCCGCTCTGCTTGCGCCTGACCATCATCTCGTAGTGCGCGGCCAGTTGCTCGATCGCGAGTTCACCACGTTTGATATTGTCCTCGTGCGACTTCATCTCGGCGCGCAGCACCTGGCGGTCGATCGCGTCCTGATAGCGGTCGAGACGCTCGTTCAACTCCTGGGCGCTGTCATCGTTGAACACGTACCCGGTCATGCTGATCTGGCGCTTGGTGTCCCCGAGGATGACGGAGAGCGTGAAGTTGCCCGCGGCGAGGCGTTGATGCTCGTCGTTCATGCGTAGCCCCGTCCGGAGAAGGCGCGGTGCGTGGGCTTGCGATAGGCGTTCTCGTCGGTGCCGTGGATGTTGCGATCATGCGCCCACAGCTTCCACACCATGTCCTTGACCGTGCGCAGGGTGTCGACATCCAGAACGTAGGTCGCGCCGTGGTAGAACGGGACCTCGTTGATCTTCAAGTCGGTCCCGCCCACCGGCGGCATGTTGATGCGGTAGGCATAGGTGGGGAGTTCGACCGTCTTGAACACGGGCTTGAGTATCGGCCGCCCGTCGTCCTTGAAGCCGACTTCCTTGTAGTGGTCCAGGCGCTGCACCTTGACCTTCTTGCCGGTCGGCTTTTCCTCTATGTCGTTGAACGGGTCGGAGGCCGCCGTGATCGCCGCGGTCTCGGCATCGCTGCGCGCTTCGTTGGCGAGACCCAACTGCTTGCGCAGCTCGTTGATCTCGTCGAGCAACTTGCGCTCGCGCGGGGAGGCGCCCGAGGTGTCGGCGATCTCGACGTGCGCGCCCGAGGCGATCTGTTCCTTGAGCGCGCGGTTGCGCTTGCGCGTGGCGGCGGCCTTGGCGCGTTGTTCATCGGTGAAGGGCATCACTCACTCCCGAAAAAAGTGACCCCGTGCGTGGGGTCAGGCCGGCCTCCGGGGAGAGGCATTCCGGAACGGGAGGGACCGGAACCTAGGAGTTGGCGGCCATCGTGCCCGCGGTGTAGCCCGGGCTGAACGCCGAACTCGACTCCACCCGGGCAAGGAAGGCTTGATTCAGCAGGATCGAGCCGTAGAACATCTTCCAGCTCACCACCCGGGTCTGGTTCAGTTTGTCGCTCTTGTCCGGGCCGGTGAGGTAGAAGAACTCGGGGTTCTCGAGCAGCACCTGCCCGTAGGAGTGGTTGCCGATGAAGATGGTCGGGAACACGGTCACGCCCGTTGCCGGAGCCGCGGGCGGGGTCTGCGCCACCCCGATGCCGGTCAGCACCACGGTCGACCCGCTCGCGAGTTGGGTCGCCTGCCCCGCTAGCGGGCCGGTGGTCGGACCCGAGGCGGTAACGGCAAGGTTCGTCGGCGAGGACGTGGTGCCGATGTAGACGTTGAACACGTAGCCGGGGAGTGTCGGCAGCGTGACGCTGATGCTGCCGGTCGGGCCGGTGACGCTGATCGAGCCCGAGACCTGATAGATGTACTGCTCGACCGAGGTCTGCGACGGGGAGGCCGTGACCTGGATGTTGTAGGTCGCCGAGGTTGCGAGATTGCCGCCGGTGGTCGATGGCGTGCCCGTGACCAGCGCCACGCCGGTCCAGTACGGCATCATGTTCGTTTCGACGTAGCGCACCCCGCCGTAGGGGCCGAGTTCGTTGTTGTACAGGCGATTGATGTCACTGAACGCCCAAGCGGTATTGACCTGGCTGTTCTCGCGCATGTCCTGCGCCGGGAACGGGCTGATCAGCGCCACATAATGCTGCATGACCGCGGGGGACTTCGACGGATCGCGGTAAGAACCGGCCTCGATCATCATGTCCTCGCGCTCGTCGCCGTTGAAGCGCGGGGCGCCGTAGCCGACCAGCGAGGCGTAAATCTTGTTCGCCTCGTGCGGGCTCATGACATCGGTCGCGACCAGCGCGGCACGGTTCGCCCGGCCGTTGGCGTAGTTGACCTGATTGGCGGCGATGAGGGTATTGAGCGTGTTGCGTTCGAGTGTTTCCGGCATCTGCAGGCTGATCAACTGGATCGCTTGCTGGAACGGCGGATGAAACACCGTGATGTTCGCGACATCGGTGAGCGTCACGCTGTCGCCCCATTGCTGGGCAGTGGCGCTGACCTGCACGATGCTGATCGCCTCGCCCGCCGGAGCCACTCCCTCCTGCAGCGGCGCGAACGGCAGCGGCAGGCGCTCGAACCGGGTGCAGGTGTAGGTCAGTCCCCGGTTGACATCCAGATGCAGGGGCTTGCCGAACTGGTAGGCGACGAGTTGCCGGCGTGCCAGCGGCTCGACCTCCTCCTGAATGTAGGGGACGATGTCCGCTTGCAGGTTGTCCGAGGTGGAGAGGTTGACCACGCCGAGCGAGAGAAAAGCGGTCAGGGTGTTCCAATACTTGTTCATCGTGGGCTCCGGGGTGATCAGATACGGATGTTGGCCAACCGCTGCTTGCGCTTTTCGTGCTCGGTCATCGTGCCCTTGCCGCCACGGGTGTCCGAGCGGATCACGGGCGAGCGACCACGCTCGACCGGGGCGGCTTTCGCCTTGGGCTTGACCTTGCCGTTCATGATGTCGTCGCCGATGAGCAATCGGAGGATCGCGAGTCGTGGCGCAGGGGCCTGACCCTTGGCGCGCATGTCGTTGACCGCCGCCTCTACCCGCTCGGCGTAGCGCTTGTAGACCTGCGGCTTGGTGAGCTCCAGCTTCTCGAACGCTGTGCGGTCGGCAATCTCGCGCGACTCCTGCAGGGCCGACTGCGAAGTGCGCTCGCTTGCCCGCATCTTGCGGTTGCTGTCGATCTTCCACTGCAGCCACGCGATCTGCTCGGGCGTGGACCCGGCGGCGCGGGCCTGCGCCATTTCCTGTTCTTCGCGCTCGTAGTCCGGATCGCGTGTCGGGGTCGGAGCGGTCGGCGCGGGTCGCTCGCGGGCGGCCCGTTCGGCCCGCTCGGCTCGTTCCTCGGCGTCCTGTGCCCGGCGCCGGGCTTCCTTGAGCGCCGGGGTCTCCTCCTCCTCGACCTTGGGTGCCCCACCACCCGCCTCAGCGGCGTCGATCAAGTCGTCGCCCGTCTCGCCGAACAGGTCGTCATCGCCGGTCCCGGCGTCGGTCGAAGGGTCGGGCGTAGCGGGCGCAGCGCCTTCGCCTTCGGCCGCACCGAGAGTCAGGAACGCCAACAGCAGTTTCCACAGTTTCATTTGTCCGGTTCCTCGATGATCTTTTCGTCGCCCGTTCCGAAAACATGCTCGATAGCAACGTTCTGGTTGGGCGGGATTTCGCCCTCACACAGCGGACTCGTCATCGGCGGCATGCAAAAGACCGTCGGCACTCGCAATGCCGGGCGCTCGAACAAATTCAGCGCCCACCGGAGTCGGCTCATATCGCGGCACTCCCCATGTTCTGAATGGTGATGGTCGTGGCACTCGTCACGGTCAGGAAGAAGTCGCGCCGGGTGTCGGTGAGCGCCGTGGCCGTGCCGGTGATGGTGGTACTTGCATCCCCCGCCGTCAGCGTCCCGGTCTGGCCCACGCCGTCGTTCAGGAGCGAGAACGGTTGCCCGTAGCTGCCGTCGGTGGGGATGGTCGGGCCGAGGGCCACGATGATCGCCTTGGTCGACGGTAGCGTGACGGTGAATCCGCCCGAGGCACCGGACAGAAGATGCACCACGCGGGCGATGGCCTGCGCGGCGGTCAGCGTCGAGTTGGTGCCGGCGGTGGTCACGTCGACCATCTGCCCGCAGTAGGCGTTGGCGTTGGACTGCAGGGCGATCAGCGAAAAGAGCGCGGGCTTGTCCGCGGTCATGCCGGGAGCGATGGGTTGCAGCATGGCGTTACACCGAAGCGGTGGACACGACCAGCGCCCACAGGCCGGTGATGGTCACGAGCGGGCTGAACGTAGCCGGGGCCGCCGTCGAGGTGCCGATGGTGCCGGCAGTCATCGTCCACACCTGCGAGTTCGGGGTCATGATGACCATCGAGGTCGCCGATGTGACCTTGGCGATCGGATACCAGCCCGAGGGGAGTGTGCCCGCCGTCACGTTCAGGTACACCACCTGCCCCTCGACCGGGACGATGGCGTTGGTCCCGAGGACCAGCGTGAAGGCGTTGGTGCTGCCAACCCGGGTCAGCGAGGTGAACGTGGTCCCGGCGGTAGTGGCGATGCCCGAGGTGGAGGTCAGTTGCGTGATCTGGCCCTGATACCAGCGGCTCGAGGCCGCCAGTACCGCGGTCGACCCGCCGGCGAGCGTCACCCCGCCCGAGGACGACGAGAGGGTCGGCGTGGCGATGGTGGTGCTGGCGTTGGTCTGAATCTGGAACTGGAACTTCTGCCCGTTGAACACCGGCTGCGGCAGGGCGTTGACGATGTTGTAGGCGTAGTCGAAGGTCAGGGTGGTCGCACTGCCGGCGGTGAACTGGTACAGATAGTTCCCCATGCCGGTGATGGTGGCCGAGGTTCCGGAGCTCGTGACGAAGTTGACCCCGCCCCCGGCGTACTGGGAGTTGGCGAACAACTGGGCGAGGATTTGAACGAGGCTGGAATTGTCGGGGAGGTTGCCGGCGAAGACGAGGCCAGCGTTGGCCTGAGGTGACATCACCACGGGCAGGGAGAGATACTGGCGCAGGTTCATTCGGGACATCCTCCTCTGTAGAGTTGCGCTAGTGTGATACCACAGTGGCGATGCTGTCAAACACAGGCTATCGGTGATAGTGAGCGCTCACCTCTTGGCCCAACCGTCGGCGGTCGCGCTCGGGATCATGGCGTGACGCACAGATAGGCGATCGTATCGCCGCTCGACCACGACTGCGCGCCGCCGATGACGACCTGCGTCTTGCTGCTGATTGTGCCCAGAGGAGCCGACCAGCCGCCGCCGTTGGTTTCGTTGCTCGCCGCGCAGGTCGGGGTCTTGGCGAACGGCGCGGCGAAGGTCAGCGTACACAGATCATTGGGTTGCGCGGTGATGTCGCCGAGCATGACGTGGCCGGCTTTTTCGTTGCCGGTGAGGGTCGCGCCAACGCCGCAGTCAGCGCCGAGTGTTGGCGGTTGGGCAAAGGCGAGCGAGGCGAACAGAACGAGAGCGATGGCGACGAGCGTTTTCATTGTTGGTCCTTTAGGTTGGAAGCACACGGGTCCACACGAAGATGTTGCGGAAATCGACCTTGCCGACCGCGCCGAGCCAGACAACATCGGTGGAGAAGGGCACGCCGTCAATCGGCCCGTCGTTGCCGCCACTTATGTTTTCCCCGGAACCGATATAGACATCATCGACGTAGACCAATTGTCTCGTCGGAGAGGCCACTGCGCGCAGTTTGTGCCATTCGCCTTGCGCGATGGCAGTTGCTATGCCAGGATTAACCGGAATGGCCGAGGCGTCAACGATCAGTGCGACACCGATGACGGCTCCATCCCCCGCCGTCGCACCTATCAACTGCGCCCCTTCCCCGAGCGCGCCATCCAAGGCCGGGGCGGCCAGTCCTGATTGATTGCCAATGAAGTCGTTGCATCCTGCGGCAATGACCGCCTGCATCGTTGTGCCGGCATCCTGTCCCGTCGGGAATCGAATCTCGGCTTCGACAATATATTCGATCGACGGAACCGGCGTGTTGTACTGAATTCCGGAATTGCCGGTAGCGCCCGTCTGCGACAGCACGCCGCCTGCGGTCGACCACGTTCCGGTCGGCGACGTGCCGATAGTCCAATCGGCAAAATCCGGTGAGATGATGTTCTTGTGCCACACCGTTTGCAGCACCGCATTCCCGCTCCCGCCATCGGCGAGGCTGCCCGCCGGGACGGTGAGCGTCGAGGCCGGATTGACGGTGACGATGCCGTCGGTGACGGTGCCGATGCCGGCGCCTTGCGGTCCCTGCACGCCTTGAGTGCCCTGCGACCCTTGAGGCCCTTGGGTTCCCTGTGTGCCTTGGATACCTTGGCTTCCCTGTGCCCCGGCCGCGCCCTGTGCCCCAGTGGCTCCTTGCGCTCCTGCAGCACCCTGTGCCCCGGTCGCCCCGGTCGCCCCGAAGGGGAAGGTCGACAACCCCACATCGCCGAATCTCATGTCAGTGTCTCCACGCCCAGCGTCGCCACGCTTCTTCCAGGTCGAGCGCCCACGTCATGCCGTAGCAGCGCTCGTCACCTGCCCGCGCGCACCACCACAGCCCCACGCTGAACCACAGCGAGGGCTTGTCGCTACGCACCCTGGGCACCTTGCGCTCCTTGGGCGCCCTGCGCCCCCGTTGCTCCTTGCGCACCCGAACTGCCTTGCGCCCCGGCGGCACCCTGTGCCCCCGCAGTGCCCTGAGCGCCCGTCGCACCTTGGGCGCCAGTGTCGCCCTGCGGTCCCTGAGTGCCCGCGGCGGCGACGGTGATCTGCGCCTGCAGGTCATTGAGGGTGGTGACGAGGCTATCCTTGTTGACGTTGTCGCCTTCGAACATGAGCGGGATCATGGCGCGCCTCTAGTAATAGACGCTGATGTCGGCGATCGGGGTGCCCGAGCCGCCGTCGATCAACTGGATTTGGGTCAAGTCTCCGGCGTAGCACAGTTCACCCCCGGAGGGGATGAGCATGCCCACCGTGGCGGTCGGGGCGGTGCCGTCGTCGCGCCAGCGCAGTGTGCCCCCGTTGGCCTGGATCACAGCGTACAGGGCGTAGGCCCCGGTGGGCGGGGTCGGCAGCGTTAAACTCTGCGCGGAAGCGAGCGTGTTGTTCGCGATCTGCTGATACCCGAGCGGGCGCCGGGTGCCGGTGACGACTTCTTCGCCGCGTTTGGCCATGATCTAGCTCCTGTTTAACCGATGATACGCCCGGGAGAACCCGGGTCGCCGGGCATATCGGGCGGCGTGGTGCTGCCCGGGCTTGGATTGCCGCCAGCGCCTCCGGAAACGGAGAGCGTCCAGTTCGAGAACCAGTCGCGGTTGCTCGAGAAGATGATGATGACCCCGCCGCCGCCACCGCCGCCGCCGCCCGTGCCGGGGAAGGGCGAGCCAGAATCCGACCCGCGGCCGCCGTCGGCAGTGACGCTGCCGGCTCCGTCGGTCAGGAACGCGAAGATGCCGAGCACGCCCCCGCCCTGACCTCCGAGCGATAGGCTGAACGGGTCCGCGACCGTGCCGTGACCGCAACCGCCACCACCACCACCTTGAATGATTGGCCCAATCGTAGAGGCAGTGCTAAGTGCCCTCCCCGTCAGCATGCAGGGCAGGAAGCCGATCACCGACAGTCCGCCAGCAAGGGTCGCCGGCAGCACTGCCAAGCCGCCCGCCTGGCCGGCGCCGGCACCGTTCGCGCCGCCAGCGCCACCGGCACCCCCAAGAGAATCCGCCGAATTAGTCCCGGGTTGACCCCCGAGCTCGCCCGTGGCGCCGCCAAACACACCGTCGGCCATATCGGGCGTGTTCGGGTCCCCGGTGACGGCATCGAGGCCGTTGCGGCTGATGACGCCGTTGTTGGTGAGCGTGCCGGTGCAGAAGATGGGGAAGCCGTCGGGCTTAAGCGTAATGGCGTTGTTGACGGTCAGATCGGTCAGCAGCGCCCCGCGCGTCATGGTGTAGGTGTCGCCGCCGGATAGTGTTGCCCACGAGAACGTGTTGACCCCGTCGAGTACCGCCGCGCCGTCCTCGCCGTTGCCGTACCACCACAGCGAACTCGTGCCGCCGCCCTGCGAGCCTTGCGCACCCTGCGCACCTTGAGCGCCTTGACTTCCCGTGCCGGTCGCACCTTGAGGTCCTTGCGTGCCCTGCGCGCCCTGTGCCCCCTGAGTCCCTTGCGGTCCCTGCGGACCACCCCCGCCGCCGGTCGCGGAGGCGAACACGTTGTAGAAGATCAATCGCAAGGGCGATGCGGCATTGACCGCGGCCTCGACGTTGACCATCCACTTGTTCGCGTTGCCCGAGCTGACGATGTTGTTGACCGGGTCGATGATGGTGTCGGCATCGAACCCGATCAGGTTGCAGGCGAAGCCCGTGTTCTGATTGTCGAGGTAGAAAGGGAACCAGAACGAGCCGTCGCGCGGGATGGTCGGGCCGAGCGCGTCGAGAATCCTGCTCGTGGCAGGCAACTGGACGGTGAAGTCGTTGCTCGCCCCGGCGGTGAGCACCACGTTCTTGGCGAACGTCTGCGCTACGGTCAGGAGATTGATGCCGTCGACCGTCACCACCTGTACCGCCTGCTCGGCGTAGGCGTTGGCGTTGCTCATCAGCCCTTGGAGGCTGAATTCGCTCGACGCGCTCGCCGTGAGCCCAGGTGGGAGGCGGATGATCATCTAGCCTTCTATCGCGGCTTCGAGGTGGGTGATGCGTTCATGCTTGGTCGGGTAATAGTGTCCCGAGGGGTAGCGCCTGATCACGCGCAGCAAGTCTACGCCGTAACCCTGCTCGGCGGCAAAGGCGTCGGCTTCAAGTTCCTGCCGCACCGCGAGCGCCTTGGCCCATGGCGTCCAGATGAGAGGCAGCAGCAGCAGGCGCCATAGCAGGTGGTGGCCGCGCAGGTGCGCTTCCTCGTGCAGCAGCACGGCATGGCGCTCGCGCGAGGTCAACTCGTACCAGCCCTCACCCACGCCGATCCAGCCGCGGCGCATGCCGAAGCCGTGCGCCTGCGCGAGCTGCGCCTTGGCGTCGAAGCGGATGGGCAACGCAAAGGTCATGTCATACCGTATAGCGTGGCGGTGGTGCCATCGGTAAAGGCCCCGGCGATGGCGGTCAACACGATGTCGGTGATCGCCGCGGTGGAAATCCAGTCAAAGCCTTCGTAGCGCAGCAAGGCGCTGCTGTAGACCTGATAGGAATGCGCGATCACCGGCTTGCGAAAGGCGGTATTGGAATACATAGGAAACAGCGCCTCAATGCAGCCGATGGCGTTAGCGTTGGTGCCTGAGCCCGGAAGAATGCCAATGACCGCGCCGTCAGTTCCCGGCGTATCGGTGCCCGAGCCCGTGCTTTGCATGAAGATGTTGGACACGTAGTTGCCAGCGGTTGTATCCGAATTGATCTTGCAGAACACGCCCGACGCGTCCCCCGAGGTCTGCCGCCCCCAAAGCACGAGTTTCAACTGGCTGTAGGCGCCGCTGATGGTGGCGAAATGAAGGGTGGCCGGCGAGCCGCTGGCAACTTGCTGCGACAGGCGCACGAAATCACCGACGCCGCTCGCGCCGGATGCGCCTTGCGCGCCCTGTGCGCCTTGACTTCCCTGTGTTCCTTGCGTGCCTTGGCTACCCTGAGCGCCCTGCGCCCCCTGACTTCCCTGCGCCCCGGCACTTCCTTGGCTTCCTTGCGCTCCCTGAATTCCCTGCGTACCCTGCGTACCCTGCGATCCTTGCGTGCCCGCCGTTCCTTGAGCACCCTGCGCTCCGGTCGCGCCTTGGAACCCCTGCGCACCTTGGGCGCCGGCAATGCCTTGCAGACCTTGCGCTCCCGTTACTCCTTGCGCGCCCTGACTGCCCTGTGCCCCGGCAGCGCCTTGCGCCCCTTGAGCCCCCTGCGGACCCTGTGCCCCGCCCGAGTTGAAGGCGTCGAGCAGCCAGTTCAGGTCATAGGATACGGTCTGATCGACCCGGCGGTCGAAGTCGAACCGCGTGGGTAGCGGGGGGAAGGACATCAGCCGCGGCTCGCGCCGCCCAGCATGCTATCTTGGGGAATCGCGCCGGCTGGGTTTTGGGCTGGCCTCCCGCCGTCGGGGGCAGGCAACGCGCCGGGGCGAGGTCCGCCGGCCACGCCGGGACCGGCACCGCCCGGACCTCCGGGGATACCCATCGGCTTCGGGGCCTGCTGCATCATCTGCATCTCGCGCTTTTTCTGCATCTGCATCATGTGCATGCCCATGTGCGCCTTGAACAAGCCGAGCGGATCGCTGGCAAGGCTTGCCCCGCGCATGTGCTCCTGCAGGTGCGCCGGGTCGTCGTCGGCTTCGTGG